GCCATATTGACATGTGGGATCACCCGTTCACGATTAGATACGCTGATAACACCAGCTTCATTACCACCAATACTTAACTGGGAAAGTTCACCATAAGTAAGCTGGTCAAAGACTTCTTGTAATTTCATAATTTTACCTTACACAATATAAGAAGATATGCGATCAGTATCTTTAACATCAACGTCCACATGCCACATGTTGTCATCCTTACCAGAACTAACTATGGGAGCTTCCTCTGAAGGCTTCCAAGGCATAAGGGAGCTTAACATAGATATTGTATCTAGGAAGTCATCATTCTTGCTGCGCATACCCCCCACTGCAATTAAACTAAGTTCATTTATCGCTTCTACCATTGGCGCTTCAGCTTTACGTTCTATAGGAAAAAATACTTTTCTTGCTTTAAACCAAGGGACTACAGTATTGAATCGTACAAGTTTATTTGTACTAGGTCGCATACCAGCTTTACCTTGATTACTTTCACTTGCTAGAGGGAAATAAATGTTCCGTTCTAGCATTTGTGATTGAATCCATTGAATGAAGCCTCCCTGTTGCCCACTTACCTCAATACCTACAGATTGGGGTTTGTATTCTTGGGCTAACCGGAATAAATCATCAATGTTCTTATCCATTAACTGGCGTTTACAGATACCATCTACCCATAACCAATCGCCTACATTATTATACGCCCATACACTAATAACTGAGAAATCTGCCTTTTCCTTCTCTGAAGTGGCGAAATCAGTAGTAATATAGAAGTTAAATCTGCCCTTGTTCCGTAAGACAGCATCTATCTTGTACCATCCAATATCCCCATCCTGTATCATCCGGTCCTCTTCACTCATAATACGCAACATTAATTCTTGATTGAATGTATCAATCTTATTATTCTTCATTGCCGTATCATATTTCTTCTTAACGAAATCATAAGTGAATCGATCAGGCCAACTCCCCCTAAATTCTTCCTCAGTACAAGGAAATGATTCACATACCGGGAATACATTAACTGCCCAAGCACCAGACTCAACTGCCTTATACAGTGGGTCTTTGGCATTAAAGGGTGTGCCAGACCATATGATCATGTTCCTAGTAGGATGTAATGCATAAGTAACAGCCTTATAGACTGTATCTTCTACTGAAGCAATGACTGTTGCTGATCTAGCGTCTTCATCACTGATTAGATCATCTAGTACCGCCAACTGTGGGCGCATACCCATCTCTTTAGCACCACGAACACCTGTTTTTGCTCCGTATCCACGGACAATAAAAACATTACCATCGGCATTCTTAAATTCCCATCGGATATCTGTAAACCGCACAGTCGGTATATATTGTTTTAGGAAATCTGAATTTTCCCAGCGGAACTCTAAGTTCTTCCGCATATTTTTTATACCATTCTCAATGGAATCTGATACGTATAAAGCTAGATCTACTTTACCAAAACCAGGCAAGGTCCCATAAACACCTAGGTATAAGAATAAATACTCACCCATCACTGTAGTTTTACTTATACCACGGTGACATAGATTAATAATCTGGGTACCCCCGTTGGTAATAGTATCCAACATTCTATAATGGACTACCGGGGTTTGGTGTTCTTCGCCGCGCTCGCCATTAACCAGTTTAATAAAGGTTACGAACTCTAATGCAAATTCACTAGGCACATAGTCCTTATCGTCCTCATAACTAGTGCTATTAAGGTATTCCTCAACTTTCTTGGGTGAAAATATTTCTTTAGTCGCTGTTTGGCTCATGCAATATTAGTTTCTAATCGTTTAGCTAACCTTTTTGACCTATTACCCACCTGACCCCACCATTTTGAATCTTTCATTTCTGTGATAGCTTTATTCATATCACCAGCTTCAAAACCTTCTTTCATCTTCTTAAATTTAGATAATCCGCCCCTACCTAGATTAAACGCCATATTTACGAGAACTTCCCTGGATGTATCATTTAAATTTACACCCTTGTAAAGTGTATCCACATCATTATTAGCTGTTTTAAAATCTGCTTTGAACCATTTATCCACTTGTTCCTGTGGAACAGCCATCCCCCCTTCGTATTTCCCTGATGCTAATTCTGCCTTAGTAAGTTTATGACCTATGCCTGCAGTTAAATACCCCTCAGTATCTGGGTAAACAACATGGTCCCCTTGCTTATTTCGTTTTGTTCCTTCATCCGTCTGTAGTTGTTGTACTGCAGGTGAGAATGTTTGTGGTTGCTGTGGATTCTCAACAAGATCTTGATTTTCACTCATACTACGAGAAGCTGCAGTAGCAGCGTCTGGGCTATCATACATGCCTAAATGTTCACCTGTTTTTCTATAGTAATCTTTTGCTTCTTCCTCTCCCATATCTTCTCCAGTTTCTGGATGAACCGTTGGTATCAGTGTTTCTACTCCATCTATATTGTACGATGTCCCTAAGATGGTTTTTTGTTGCCCATTTCCAGCATCAAATCGAGTTCTATTTGCTAGATTAATATTTCCTGGTGCTAGCTCTCCGTTTTCATATTCAGGTGTGTATTGTTGTAGGGTCTCTACCATATTACTATTATAGTTTGGTACAACTGCTTGCTGTGCTTGGTAAGCATTTCCATAATCTATACTAGCCGGAGCTATTGGTTGTTCTGGGCCCTCATTGAAATATTGTTTAAAGCTATCCCAAGCATTACCAGCTGAGTTCCTAAGATCGTCGTAAAGTGCCATTAGTTAGATATTCCTACATTAGTCACACTACTAAGGGCGGGATCGCCATAGTATTTTTGTAAAAGCGCATAAATCTTAGCTCTAGCGCTTTCTTCTGGTTGTTTCATCATAGGAGGTGCCTCTTGCGGTTGTAAATCTGTTACCTCACCTCCAGGACCATATGCACTCATTGAGCCCAGAAAATCAGGTTGTTTTACCTCTCCATGCTTTGCAAGTCGATCATAAACTGTATTCCCGTCTTCTCCTCGATTTCTACCACTTGCTAAGAACTGAGCCCAAGAATCCCCACCCGCCGCAGGCGCTTGAGATGTAGGAAAGGGTGTTGGTTGTGTTCTCACTACTGGGGTGGCAGAAGCGAAAGGGGCAGTGGCCCCTTGAGCTCTTGATTTTGGATATATATTATTAAATGTATTAACTGCATTATACATATACTATGTTTCCCAATCGCGCTTATCGCGCTCTATATCATCTAATTCTTGTACTGTATGCTGTTTGCCTGCTGAAAACCGCAAGCTTTTGACTATCTTATCCTTACCAACTTTGCGCCAGTTAGATATATGCCATAGTAAAGTATTCCTGCGACCACTACCAGAACCGTGAAGGAGCTTCTTTTTAGCCATTGACACATTATTTCACCTTTTAGAATAAAATCTAGCTACAATATGAGCATTCTACCACCAATTAACTAATTATCTCCGCATCATCAACCTCAGTTGGCACTACTTCTAGCTTCGACCCAGCAATAATACCGGCTGTAGTCTGCCCCGCCTTCATTAATAATCTCTGATTAGCTACTAATTCCAGCGTAGCCGTCCTAAGTACATTGATTGAACTGTCTTCTTTAATACCAATATCAAGCTCAACTTTCTTAACTTCAGGCATTTTAAGCTGTGTTAGCAGTGAATTAGCTGCATCAGTCCTAACCTTCTCGCTTTTAGCAGTTACCATCAGCTCCGCCTGTACATTTAGGGCCTTTTGGTACATATCCTGATTTAGCACATAACTAGGTATCAATGTCTGCTCATATATAAGATTGACCAATTTACTCTTGTTATACGCAGTCACATAACTAGCTATATCTTTAGACGCTACCCCTTGTGTAGCAAATCGTAATATTTTTTCTGGGAACGTCTTACTATACCCATCAATATGAGAACAGCCCATGAGCTTATGGCTCACGTATTTCACCGCAGAGATATACTCGCGCATCTTAAACCTGCCATCCTTCATAACCCCTGCGTAGCTAATCAGATTCTCCCTATAAGCCTCATACAGCTCTGGTTCAGTCAATGTCTTGTTGATTTGATCTATCAAAGCTTGGTTAACTGATTTTCTTACCTTATCTGGTAATGCATGCTTGAATTGCTCAACTGTTAATGCCGTCATGTAAGACCCTTTTGGGTTAGTGTATCGGGAGAGTATAGATTAAATCCAGAGGGTTAGGGGAAAAATTATTTTTTTGGGTTTTGAGAAATTTATAATTTGGGTACGAATGCAGGGATTGAACTGTCAAGGACTAGAAGCAAATACTCCCCCCCTCTATATCTGCAAATTAGGTTATGGGCACGACTCACCACCCAAAGGCACACCTCAGGTCAAAACCGAAGGCACACTAAGGTCAACTACCACAGTAGTGATTGCTGAACACGACTCACGCGCTACGCGGGAGAAACAGGCAAGCCTGTACGGGCTGGAACATTCACCCGAATGCTTCCCAATTAATTGGAGACTAATATGAGTAACGCTTTCGGTATGGTTTGGAAGTTTCTTTACCACCTCTTCAGCGGTGCAAACAAATGCGCCGTAGCTTTCGAGAACATTGCTACCGTAGGTGAGATTAGTTCAGTAATCTACCTAAACGAGCAGAAGCACAACCTCGCTAAGCTTGAGAAGGTGTCTAAGAAAGAGCTCGATGCTATGAAATAGTAGCACGACTCATACCTGTGCACCGCTCGGTGTGCAGGTTGTTAATCAACTTCGGAGGATGTATGTACAAAGACATTTGTGCTTTCTTTAAGCTTTTAAAAGCAGCTTTTGTAGCAACTAATACGCTTGCTACTATGCATGATTGCGGCTATCGTGGTACGCCTGTGTATTCTCAGGTGTATGTTGATGAGCAAAGGAAAAACCTTGCTCGACTCGAGAAACAGGCGAGTACACAACTCACAGAGCGTAACTACATGCCTGTGGAACCTGTTGATTACATCAGAAGATAAATCCACGACTCATCTATCCCACACTGGGG